GGATGCTGGAAAACGGTCGGTGGCAAGCAACAGCGCCGCAGAACACGGGCAAGACCATGGGATTCCATCTGTCGAGCCTGTACAGCCCGGTCGGTTGGCGCAGTTGGAAAGAGATCGCAGCCGCGTGGGAAAGTGCAATTAGCAAAGAGACGGGCTCCACCGGGGCCATCAAGACCTTCAAGAACACAGAATTGGGTGAGACCTGGGTCGAAGAAGGCGAGGCACCGGACTGGCAGCGACTGCTGGAGCGCCGGGAAGATTACGCCGTTGGCACGATTCCCATGGGCGCAATGCTGCTGGTGGGCGGTGCCGACGTGCAGAAAGACCGCATCGAAGTTTCCATCTGGGCGTTTGGTCGAGGCAAGGAAGCCTGGCTGGTGGAGCACAGGGTGATCATGGGCGACACGGCACGCGCCGATGTTTGGACAGGTCTGGCCAGTCTGCTGGATGAGTCCTGGACCCACGCATCTGGCGCACTGGTACCGCTGGCGCGACTTGCCCTGGATACGGGCTACGCCACACAGGAGGCGTATGCCTTTGTGCGCTCCTGCCACGACCCCCGTCTGATGGCCATCAAGGGCGTGGCCCGGGGTGCTGCGTTGGTGGGTACACCGACAGCGGTGGATGCCACGGTCAACGGCAAGCGTCTGCGCCGAGGCGTGAAGGTATTCACCGTGGTGGGCTCGATTGCCAAGCTGGAGTTGTACAACAACCTGCGCAAGGGCTCCGACGTCGAAAGCAACGGCACAACGCCGTTGTATCCGACTGGGTTTGTTCATTTGCCCAAGGTCGATAGCGAATTTCTGCAGCAACTCTGCGCCGAGCAGCTGATCACTCGGCGAGACCGTAACGGTTTTGCCCAGCGGGAGTGGCAAAAGATGCGCGAGAGGAATGAGGCGCTGGACTGCTATGTGTATGCCAGAGCGGCAGCCGCAGCCAGTGGACTGGATAGGTTTGAGGAACGCCACTGGCAGGAACTGGAGCGGCAACTTCTCGATCGGCAGAATGGCCCGAGTGTCACAGCACTGCAGTTGCAGCCAAGTCCAGTTGCACGAGATGCGCCAGATAAAACGCTATTTGCGGTCGCTTTGCCAGGCGAGGCAACACCGCCCAAGCGCACTGTGCGTCGGGTGATCCGAAGCAGTTGGCTGCGGCGGTAGCCACATATTCAGAAAAACAGTTTGTTGTCGAGCACCTTGAGTGCTCATTTTTTTGTTCCTTTACCAATAGAAAGACCCTTCCCATGAGTTTGCAAGTTCGCGTTGAATCCCTCGTCCTGCGCCTAGCCGCAGAGTTCAAGACCATCTATGGCGAGATCGGCTCCCTGGCCAATCTGTCGACCTTGGATAAAACCAATCTGGTATCTGCCATCAATGAGTTGCGCAGCCAGATCACGACGATGTCCGGTGCGACGTTTATTAACGATGCCAATGCTGCGGCAACGGGCACGACCTACTCGGCGTCCAAGATCACCGCACTGCTCGATGCACTCAAGGCCGATTTGCTCGGTGGTGCAGACGCGGCCTTTGACACGCTTAAAGAACTTCAAACCGCCATCCTGAGCGACCAGACGGGAATCAGTGCATTGCTGGCAGCCGTTGACAAGCGGGTGCGCTTTGATGCGGCTCAGGCCCTCACGGCACCCGAGCAGTTGCAAGCACGCCAGAACATGGGCGCTGTGGCATCTAGTGACATTGGCAATACGAACACTGACTTCGTTGCCATCTTCGATGCCGCGTTGATCGCCTGATCATGAGTTTGAGCACGCGCATAGCTGATCTGGCCGCTGCGGTGGCCACGGAGATTCGCTCACGCATCACCGCTGATCACCCGGGCGTCGCCAAGGCCTGGGTCTGTTTTGGCTATGTTGGCAATCAAGTCGTGGTGCGTAAGGCTTTCAACGTGCGAAGCGTTACCCGCACGTCCAAGGGCGTGTACCGGGTGACGTTTACCAACGCGATGCCAGATGCCCACTACTGCTGGCAGGCGTTCGCCCGCAATGAGGGTAATGCATCTGCGCTCAAGTTCGCCTCGGCCCGTGTGAGCGCCGAACTCAAAACTACCGCCTACGTCGATGTGATCTGTGCGTCTCAGGCAGGCACGTTCTCCGACACGACTGAGCTCAATTTGACGGTCTGGCGCTAAGGAAACAAAACTAATGGCATACACAGAAGACCAAGTCACCGCCTTGCAGGCTGCCCTTGCCAAGGGCGAACGCCGGGTCACCTTTGCTGATAAGACCGTCGAGTACCGCTCGGTTGACGAGCTTCGCCTGGCCCTGCGCGAGGTGCAAAAGGGGCTGTTCTTGCAGGCCACCGCCACAGGTCTTTGGCCACGCGCACCTCGGCAAATCCAAATCAATACGTCTAAGGGCACCTGATGGGCTGGCTTAAAACAATTCGCAGAAAGCTCTTCACCACCGCGCCCACCTTTGACGGGATTGGCAGCGGCAGGCGAGCAATGGCTTGGTCTGTGGGCAACCCTGGGGCGGTGGCTGCCATGCTGTTCAACCAGAGCGAGCTGCGCGCCAAAAGCCGGGACTTGGTGCGCCGCAATGCCTGGGCCAATGCTGCGCTGGAGTCCTATGTGGCCAACGCCATCGGGACCGGCATCAAGCCGCAGTCCATGTTGACGGACTCCGTGCAGCGCGAGGCGGTCCAGACGCTATGGCGCAATTGGACGGTCGAAGCCGATGCAGCAGGTCTGACCGACTTTTACGGTCTGCAAGCGATGGCCTGCCGGGCCATGTTAGAGGGCGGTGAAGTGTTGCTGCGCCTGCGCTATCGCAGACCCGAAGATGCTTTGAGCGTTGGGCTACAAATTCAGGTTCTGGAGCCCGAGCACCTGCCGGTGCAGATGAACTCAGTCGCCGAGAACGGCAATCTGATTCGGGCAGGTATTGAATTTGACCGCCTGGGCAAGCGTGTGGCTTACCATTTGTACCGATCGCACCCCGAGGACGGAGCCCTCGCACCCATGTCGGGCAATGGTGACAACAGCACGGTGCGGGTCGATGCGAGCGAGATCATTCACATGTACCGGCCCTTGCGCCCAGGACAAATTCGCGGCGAGCCATGGCTGGCCAGAGCGCTTGTGAAGCTGCACGACCTGGATCAATATGACGATGCCGAACTGGTGCGCAAGAAGACGGCGGCCATGTTTGCGGGCTTTGTGACCCGACTCGCACCCGAGGACAACCTGCTGAACGAGGGTCTGTCAGACCCCAATGGGGTGTCGATGGCAGGGATGGAGCCCGGAACCATGCAAATTCTGGAACCTGGCGAAGACATTAAGTTCTCGCAACCGGCGGATGTGGGCGGATCCTATTCGGAATTCCTGCGCATGCAGTTTCGCGCAGTAGCAGCGGCCATGGGTGTCACCTATGAGCAACTCACTGGTGACCTTACCCAGGTCAACTACTCGTCCATTCGGGCCGGTTTGCTGGAATTTAGGCGGCGCGTGGAGTCCTTGCAGCATGGCGTGATCGTGCACCAGCTGTGCCGACCGATTTGGCAGGCGTGGATGGATCAGGCCGTTATGGAGGGAGCATTAAATCTGCCCGGTTACGCCAGCGGTTCAAGTATTGCTGCAAGCAAGGCCGCGCGGCGCGACTACCAGGCCTGCAAGTGGATACCGCAGGGATGGCAGTGGGTGGATCCTTTGAAAGAAGCCGATGCGATGAAGGCGGCGATTCGCTCGGGTTTGATGAGTCGCTCGGAGGCCATTTCGGCCAACGGCTACGACGCAGAAGACGTAGACCGGGAAATCGCCGCCGACAACGCGCGTGCCGACGGCCTGGGATTGATCTTTGACTCGGATCCGCGTCACGAGTTGTCGGCATCGACCGCGATGCCAGTGCAGCCGGTACAGCCGGTACCCAACACCGCCGTCCCTTAAGGAAACTGCTCATGCTGTTGCCACATTTGGCGTCTCGTCTTTACGGGACGCCGCTCTTACTTGCCCGTACCAAACTCGACATCATCCTGGCGGTGCTGGGTTCGCGCGTCGCCTGGCCTGAATCCCAAACTGCGCTGGCGGTGCCGCAGGCGCGTGCATCCCCACAAAACATGGCATTGAGTGCAGCAGGCATTGCCGTGATTCCGGTGCATGGCTCGCTGGTGCGCCGATCAATGGCCATGGATGCGCAGTCCGGCATGACCTCCTACGGTGACATTGCCAGCATGCTCAATGAGGCCGCGCGCGACCCAGGAGTGGCGGGCATTTTGCTGGACATCGACTCGCCCGGTGGTGAAGCCGGTGGGGTGTTTGAGCTCAGCAGAAAAGTTCGCGGCATCAATGCGATCAAGCCTGTCTGGGCTGTTGCCAGTGATGGTGCGTACTCGGCGGCCTACGCCATTGCCAGCGCTGCATCCAGAGTGTTTGTCACCGAGACGGGCGGCGTGGGGTCGATTGGCGTGATCGCCATGCATGTGGATCAGTCGGCCCGCGATGCCCGAGAGGGTTACCGATTCACTGCCATCTCCGCTGGCGACTTGAAGAACGACCTCTCACCCCACGAGCCGATCAACAAGGCGGCCATGACTCGGCTGCAGACGGAAGTCGATCGGCTCTACGGCCTGTTCGTTGATCACGTCGCAGCCATGCGGGGGCTCGACGTGAAGGCAATCCGCGCCACTGAAGCGGGGCTGTTCTTCGGACCCGATGCAGTGCGCTCGGGACTGGCCGATTCGCTGGCTAGTGCGGATCAGGCCGTTGCCGAGTTCTCTGCCTACCTGTCAGTCCAGCGTATTCAGAAAAGCGCTGCCAGGGCGATTGCCACCACAGCCAGCGCAATAACTACCACTTGTATTTCAAACCAGAAGGAGATTCACATGAATCAAGACCCCGCATCGACCCCCGTTCCAGCGGCACCAGTGGACACCACCACTGAAGACGATGGCAAGCAGCCAAAAGCGCTGCCTGCGCCCGGTGTTCCTGCTGCGCCCGCAGCGCCAACTGCGCCTTTTGCGCCCGCTCAGGGTGATCCAGCCGTTGCCAACGACGCTATTTCCGCAGCCAGTCACGCAGCAGGCCTGGCCGCCCGAGCTGAGGCACTCACGATTGCTGAACTCTGCCAGCTTGCGGGCCAAAGCC